GGTTAATACGGTAGTCGATTTCTTTTTCGGCGGATCGTCAAAAAAGAATGAACAACAAAATAATAAATAAATAAAATGGATAATTTGCGCACAGTAATAGTAAAGCCGACAATACCAGCAGCAACACAACATGCTGGTAACGCTAGTGATACTCACGTCCTTTTTGACTGGACAGAAATAAAAGGTTTAAAAAGAGCTTGTAAAATAAATGGTATAACAACGACAGTTAGGGGAACCGACGGTGCCGCTCAAAACGCCCGCAGTATAGATTTAATTTTTGCTGTGTCAGATAAAGACGGCACAGCACCAACTACTTTGGGCGATTTATTTGCGGCAGTTGATACTCCTGGATGGCAAAATAATTTAATAGGTTATGCGCAAGTAGCACAAGCAGATTTCACAGATGCTGATTTAATTTATATGACTATTGCATCAACATCTTTAGAAGGTAAAGAAGTTATATTATCTAATCCAGATAGAGCAAAAATATATGTAGCTGGTATAGCTAAAGGAACTTTTGCTTTTAGTACAGGTGTAGTAACAAGCCAAGCTGTAGACGTATCTGGATTATCAGCTGCGCAACTTGTAAACGCTGATATAGAGGGAACTGATCCAAGATTAGTTTTTGCGCCAGGAGATATTGTTCATGCTGAAGATGGTGTTATTTTAGGTGAAGTTGAATCTATGGCCGACGCTAATACTATAGTATTTAAAGCTGATGGCTCTCCAACAGCGAGTAACACTGACTATGTAGTTCCAGCGGATTTAGCTAGTTGGAAAATTCAAAATGGAGCAGGTGCAGCTGGTGACTTGGCTAGTGGAGATGAATTGTATAATATACATCCCATAGCATTTCATTTTCATATAGGATAGAAATAAATAAATTAACTTAAATAAAATTAAATAAAATGGCAAAAAAAGAAAAAGTGGTTGAATTAAAACCAAAAGTAGAGAAGATTTCAGATGAACATTTGAATCAATTACAAGGAGTTGTAAATAGAATAAATGCTATTCAGTTCAATATAGGTAAAATAGAAGCTCAAAAACACGGAGCACTTCATGAGCTTGCTAAAAATCAAGATCAAATATCTGTAATGCAAGATTTATTAATGAAAGAGTACGGTAGTTATGATGTTAGTTTAGAAGATGGTAAAATTAATTGGCCAGAAGAACCTTCTAAAAATGGTGTTGATAAATCTAATAAAGATGAAAAATAATATCATTAGAAAAATCACTATAGGTAAAGATTATAAAAACGACTCAATGCACTATGCTGTAGACCAAGAGGTTTACGGTGGTCATAAGATATGTGACATAATAGAAGAAGAAGACAAGTACTGTATATATATTAGAAAGCAAGAAGTAGTTATACCTTGGAAAGATTTTAATAAAAATATGGCCATATCAGTTGAGTATAACTTAGAGTACTAATGAAAGCTTATAAAGATTTTATAGTATCACCTATTGGTGAACGCTATAATAATTCTACAAAAGTTGATGATAAAGAATTAATACTTAATACTGAAGTTTTTAATCATCAATATGTAAATAGATTAGCAAAAGTAATCGCTACTCCATTATTATTTCAATCACCCATTAGCGTGGGTGATGAAGTAATAGTGCATCATAACGTTTTTAGAAGATGGCACGATGTTAAAGGTAGAGAGAAGAATAGTAGATCTTATTTAGAGGAAGATAAATACTTAGTAACTGAAGATCAAATATTTTTATACAACGGAAAGGCTATGCCTGGCTTTAGTTTTGTGAAGCCACTTAAAGCTATAAATAGTTTTAACGTAGATGACGAAAGACCGTTAATAGGTATTATTAAATATTCTGATGGAACTTTCAATAAAGAAGAGTTGGTTGGTTTTCGTCCTAGTAGTCAATATGAGTTTATCGTAGAAGGTCAAAGATTATATAGGGTCATGAATAAATTTATTACAATTAAATATGAATATCAAGGAAACGAAGAAGAATATAATCCAAGCTGGGCACAAAGCAGTTGAAGAACTTATTAAAGTTGCTAGAGAAGAAATAGTAGACTCAGATGAAGATATATCAGCTGATAGACTAAAGAACGCTGCAGCTACAAAGAAACTAGCTATATTCGATGCGTTTGAAATATTAAATAGAATCCATGAAGAAGAAGCTATGCTTGAAGGTAAAACTATTGAAGAAGAAAAGAAAATAGCTTTTAAAGGATTTGCAGAAGGAAGATCTAAGTAATGTACGAACAAACTCTATATAAAGTTGTAGAACCAGTAAGGTTAAATACCATTAAAAGACTTAACAAGTCTAAAAAATGGGAGTATGGTTATGATAAAGAAAATGATATAGTTGTAATATCAAAAACAGGTATGATAGGTGAAGTACTTGATATACAAGGTTTACAAATAGCTTTACCTAAACAACCAAACGAAATATACTCTTGTAGTAAAAAACAAGAAGAGCAAAAATGGAAACAGTTTCCAGCTAATCCTGATTTTAAAAGAATTAAAACTGTATTTGACTGGCAAGATTATCCAGATGATTTTAAAGAAAAACATTATGGATATATAGACGAAGAGTTTAAAAGAAGAGATGAAGGATTTTGGTTTATGAATAATGGTAAACCAACTTATATAACAGGTACACATTATATGTATCTACAATGGAGTAAGATAGACGTTGGCGCTCCAGATTATAGAGAAGCTAATAGATTATTCTTTATATTTTGGGAAGCTTGCAAAGCAGACAAAAGAAGCTATGGGATGTGTTATTTAAAAAATAGACGTTCTGGTTTTTCTTTTATGAGTTCATCTGAAATAGTTAATCAAGCTACATTAGCAAGTGATAGTAGATTTGGTATATTATCTAAAACAGGTGCTGATGCAAAGAAAATGTTTACAGATAAAGTTGTACCTATAAGTTTGAATTATCCCTTTTTCTTCAAGCCTATACAAGATGGTATGGATCGACCAAAGTCTGAACTAGCTTATAGAGTACCAGCTAAAAAGTTTACTCGTAAAAAAATGAGGGAACGAGAAGAGATCGATGACATGCAGGGTCTTGATACAACTATTGATTGGAAGAATACAGGTGATAATAGTTATGACGGTGAAAAATTAAATCTACTAGTTCACGATGAGAGTGGTAAATGGGAGAGACCTGATAATATAAAAAATAACTGGAGAGTTACAAAAACTTGTTTACGTTTAGGTAGTAGAGTTGTTGGTAAGTGTATGATGGGATCAACTTCTAATGCTTTAGAGAAAGGAGGTGATAACTTTAAAAACTTATACTATGATTCAGATGTTACAAAGCGAAATAGAAATGGACAGACTAAGTCAGGATTATATTCTTTGTTTATTCCTATGGAATGGAATTACGAGGGATTCATTGACGAATTCGGACGACCTGTGTTTGATGATCCTAAACAACGAACATTTGATCCACATGGAATAGAAATAGACTGTGGAGTAGTAAGTCACTGGGAAAATGAAGCAGATGGTTTAAAAGATGATCAAGACGCTTTAAATGAATTTTATCGTCAGTTTCCTAGAACAGAAGAACACGCGTTTAGAGATGAAACTAAAAATAGTTTATTTAATCTAGTTAAGATATACGAACAAATAGATTATAACGAAGGAAATAGAAACTCATCAGTATTAACGCCTGGTAATTTTCAGTGGACAAATGGAGTTAAAGATACGCAAGTTACATTTAACCCAGATCCAAACGGAAGATTTAAAGTAAGTTGGGTACCAGAAAATAAATTACAAAATAACGTCATATTAAAAAATGGCGTAAAGTATCCAGGCAATGAGCACATGGGAGCTTTTGGTTGTGACTCATACGATATATCAGGAACAGTAGACAACAAAGGTTCCAAAGGTGCATTGCACGGATTAACTAAGTTTTCTATGGAAGACGCTCCAGCTAATACTTTCTTTTTAGAATATATAGCAAGACCTCAAACGGCTGAGATATTCTTTGAAGACGTTTTGATGGCATTAGTATTTTATGGCATGCCGCTATTAGCAGAGAACAATAAACCAAGGTTATTATACTATTTAAGAAGAAGAGGTTATAGAGGATTTAGTATGAATAGACCTGATAAAGTTTGGAATAAATTATCAACAGCAGAAAAAGAAGTTGGTGGAATACCAAACTCTAGTGAAGATATAAAACAAGCTCATGCAGCTGCTATTGAAATGTATATTAATGATCACGTTGGATTATTACAAGACGGTACTTATGGCAATATGTATTTTAATGACACGCTTAATGACTGGGCTAAGTTTGATATAAACAGAAGAACAAAACACGATGCTTCTATTAGTACTGGCCTAGCGATAATGGCTTGCAATAGACATCTGTATAGACCTAATCCAAAAGTTAAAAAACCTCCATTAAACCTAAATATATCCAAATATAACAACAAAGGATTTCAATCAACAATAATAAAACAATAGTATGATAGGTTATACTGTAAATTTCCCTTCTCAAGCGGTAAGTGATTTAGAAAAAATGTCGCAAGACTACGGTTTAAAAGTAGCTCAAGCTATAAGAACTGAATGGTTTTCTGATTCAACTTCTAAGTATAGTACTAATTTAAACAATTTCCACAAACTAAGATTATATGCTAGAGGCGAACAGCCAATACAAAAGTATAAAAACGAATTATCAATTAATGGTGATTTATCTTATTTAAACTTAGACTGGAAACCAGTTCCAATAGTTCCAAAGTTTGTAGATATTGTTGTAAATGGTATGGCACAAAGATCTTATGAGATAAACTGTTTCTCACAAGATGAGTATGGAGTTAGTAAAAGAACAGAATACATGGAGTCCATGCTTCGTGATATAAGATCTAGAGAATATAACGATATAGCTAAACAACAGTTTGGAGTTGATCTATATGAAAATGATAAAGAAACTCTACCTGACACAGAAGAAGAGTTAGCGTTACATATGCAACTTAACTATAAGCAAGCTGTAGAGTTAGCAGAAGAACAAGCTATAAATGTTTTAATGGAAGAAAGTGATTATGATTTAATAAGAAGAAGATCACTTTACGATTTAACTACAATAGGTATAGCAGCTACTAAAACTACGTTTGACTGGAACAGTGGGGCTAGAGTACAATATGTTGATCCAGCTACATTAGTTTATTCTCATACTGAATCACCTTATTTTGATGATATATATTATATTGGTGAAGTAAAAGAAATACCTATCAATGAACTTGTTAAAGAGTTTCCAGAGTTATCTGAAGAAGAAATAAAAGATTTATCTCAATATCCTGGCAGATTAGATACTTATAGAAAAACTGAATACGATAGAAATAAAATAGAAGTACTTTATTTTAATTACAAAACTCATTCAAATGATGTTTACAAATTAAAAAAATTAGGTACTGGAGCAGAGAAAGTAATAGAAAAAGATGACACTTTTAATCCACCGACAGAAAATATGGATGGAGATTTTAGTAAGTTAGAAAGAGTTGTTGAAACTTTATACGAAGGAGTTTATATTGTAGGTTCTAATAAATTATTAAGATGGAGAATGGTTCCAAATATGATGAGGAGTGACTCTGATTTTGGTAAAGTAAAAATGAGCTATCAAGTTGTTGCACCAAGGATGTATGAAGGTAGAATAGAA